AGAAGGGGAAAGGTCGCTATTTCTGGGTTTGTGGCCTGGAGTGTAATCAGGTGATGCGCGTTAGGACGCTGAACATTATCTCGCACATCATGGCTCACCCTCTTCAGATGGAGGTGTTTGCCGGAACCAACGCCGGCTCGGTGGAGTGGCGCGCTTTGTATGACTACGTCACCCGGAACGGTGAGCTCCTCGAGGTGATGGAGACCGACCAGTCGGCGTATGACACGCACCATGGCGTCATGATTGAAGGATACGTCGCCGTGATGACCGGGATTGGGGCGAAGCTGGGCTACACGGAGGCGGAGCTTGTGGGCGTAGAGCGAGTTCTACTGTCCGCGTTTTACTCGCTGACGGACTTCGAAGGGAACTACTTTGCGACGTCGACGATGTTGGCGAGCGGGCGCGCCGACACGATTATCATGAATAGCGTGACCCACCGCTTGCTTTACCACTATGCGTTTCACGCGTACTACGCGGCGCGGGGGGAGGAGACCCCCGTTTCACCGGCTGCAGTGCTTAGGTTGGCACTTGTCGGGGACGACTCGTTGGTGAGTGTTTTGCCAGGATACTCGTGGTTCACGCCGTTGTATTGTTGTGCGGTATTTGAGGGACTCGGCTATGCTCTCACGTCGGCGCACAAGGACGTGCCTTTGGGACCGTTCGTGTCGATTGCGGCCGCAACGTTTATGAAGCGAGGTTTCGTTGTAGACGGCGGGCGTGTGTTTGCCCCGCTGGCGGTCGAGTCGATTTACAAGTCACTCTGCTACTGGATTCCGGGGGCGGTGAGTGAGGCCGTTAGAAACGCGGCAACATTGGGAGCGGCCCAGCGGGAGTTCTTCCTTCATGGGAAGGCTGCGTTCGATGCGTTCCAAGCGGATTTGGACGCGTTTCCGCCAGAGACGTGCGAAAGGTTGACATACGCCGGTTTGTTGTCGGAATTTGATTCCGGCGCGTTCCGCGTGTGGGCTTGACGCATGATGGTCGGGGGACCTGATAAACCCGAAGCGAAGGGGCGGCGCTGGTGAGAGTGCTGTCCCGTCTATCAGACGTTAAATGAAGACCCTAGCGAGTCGAAAATTGTTTTCTTGATCACTAGCGCAGCCGCGATGCGCGAGAAGCTGAAAACTCTGAGAGGGCAACCGAGTGGAACAAACGAGCAGGTGGAATGAAGGAGCCGCCTGTGGTAGATAGACCTTTACTGAAATGAATTCGAATGATGTTCACATTAGTGAAACTTCGTCGGCCCCGTTGACCGGGCTGACGACTTTAAATGAGGTCAATGAGGTGGTCGCTGGCGCGCGCGTTAGGTATTCGGCGTTACCGTACGTGCCTAACCAGCAGCTGGCGGATTTCTTTGCGAGGCCGGTGCGCGTCGGAGTGATTAGCGTCGGGACAACCATCACCGACGATTTTGGAGCTTCGTCGTTGTTTCGGCTTTGGAGCACGAAAGTACCCGTAGCGAACAAGTTGGCCGGGTACCAGATGTTTCGCGGTGAGCCGCAGGTGACGATCCAATTTCCCGGGAACCCCGTGTATCGGGGAGGTGTCCTTATTTCGTTTCATCCGCGGGCGTTGAGGACCAGTATCGTCGCGAACGAGGGTACGGAGATTTTGCCTCCCACGTGGTTTTACGGGACGGCGAATGTCGTGGCTAAGCTTACGCTCCCGCACATCTCGCTGTACGCTGAAGAGGCGGCGTCGTATTCTGTGGACTTACCATGGCCGGGGAACCGTGAGGCGATGTTCATCTCAAATGGCAACGACTGGTTTCCGATGTCGATGATTCTCAACACTTTTGTCTCGAACGCGGGGGCCACGGTGATTCCCATGAATGTGGGCGTTTACGTGTCGTACAAGAATGTCGAGTTGTACAACGCTGTTGAAATTCACGGTGAAACATCCGGGTGGTTGTCGACGCGGGTAAATTACGTGGCCGACATACTTGGCGCTGTCGGGTCAGTAGTTCCCATCGTGACGCCTTGGTCAATGTTGGTCCGCGGCGTTGGTAGTATAGCCGCCGCGTTCGGTTTCTCGCGTCCCGTTTCCCCTGCGATGGAGAGTGCGCACATCGTCACCGGATCCAGCCTGGCGTACGTCTCCGGGCAGCCGGATTTCTCGGAGAAGCTAGCTCTTGATCCAGCAGTGGCGTTAGACGTGTCTGGGTCGAGGTTCCCCATGTCCACGCCGGAGGATACGCGAGTCTCGTTCTTGGCAGGCAGATGGGGCCTGATCGCGCGGGATGTTGAGGTCCAGGACGCGTTCTTCTCACTTGGCCCGGGAGCAATATCCCCGTATGAAGGCGGGAACTACCCGTTGACCCCGTTGGCATTCGTCTCGTCGTTTTTCGGGCGTTGGCGTGGGGGGTTGAAGCTGAAGTTTGAGATTGTCGCGAATGCGTTCCTTCGTCAGAGATTCGCGATCGTGGTTTACCCACCGGGTGAAACGATTGCGGCGGTGTACACGGGTCTCTCGTCGTACGCCACGACGCTGGTTGACGTCGTGGGTCGCACGGAGGTAGAGGTCGATGTGCCGTATCAGAATGTCATGCCGTACACGCTGAACACGGAACCTTATCAAGCGTATGGCTACGACTTCGTGGCAACCCACGCTCGAGTGAAAGTGTATGCGCTTACGACGCTTCAGGGGATGACGGGTACCCCGGTGGAGCTTCGTATGAACGTCTCAATTCGAGCCGGCGACGGGTTCGAGTTGGCACTCCCCGAGATCACCTGGCCCAATAGATTCATCGTTGTGCACGGTGATGTGAACGTGGTGACGTTCGGTGAGAACGTCGTCGACCTGTTGCAGTTGACGCGTCGTAGTTCCACGAACTTTAGGACCACGATTGATGCGGATGATATCATTACGATCCCGACGTGGGGCTTGTTTCCAAATAGCGGCTCGGCGAATTATGGTGACGAAACCGTGGGGGGATTGTTCCTGGTGAGCGTGGTGCAGTGGACGTACTTGACTTGGTTGAGTACGGCGTATTGGTGTGGGTCAGGAGGAACGCGCGTCAAGTTCTACTCCGCCGAGACGCAAGGCTTTTACACGTACTCGTTGACGAAGCTGTTGGTGTCGCGATACAACGACGTGAACTTCTATGGGGCGAGCGCTGGAGCCTTTGCGGAAGGGTACGACTACACGACGCGAGGAGCGGCCCATAGTCGAACAGCGCTGGCGCGATATGAAGAAATTGAGCTGCCTAGTCGCTCACGCATGGCCTTCACGCAGGCGTCG